ACCCTGCCTCTCCTAGAATGAACAAAGCTCTTGAGGAGAGAGGCTTTATAGAATTCAGATATGGAGGCTCTCAGTTCGCCGTCGATGAAAGCGACTTATTCTCCTTCCAAGAAACTAATCAGTCTAAGGTTAGAAAAGTTTCAAATCCAAGACGGCTACCGTTCTTTGAAGATTTAACTATAAAAGAGACTGGTCAAGCGAACTATGCTGTCAATAATGTACTCATGGCAAATGAGCCTGTAAGACTTTACACTGGTACTGACGTTAGAACATTCAACCTTGAACTTACATACTCGCTCCCACACGTTATAGCAATGCTTCGAACATATGATACCGAGAGTGAACGTGCGGATATTGAAGCCACTCGTCTTAAAATGGTTGAGGTTATACGGGAGGATTTCAAGATGGCAGATGATACCTTAAACACTGCTATTCAAACTGCGGATGGTACTCCTGTCGGAACTGTAGTGAAAACTAAGGCAAGTGGGCCGAGACTCCCTGTACAGACACCGTTTAACTTAGGTGAATCACTCCTAGATAACTACTTCTATGAAGTAGCTTCAAACCCTGAATCGTATGGTCAGTCGGAACTGTATGGTTATATTGGACACTTAATGAACATGGTAATAACTTCTGTTAGGTCTTCTACAGCAGAAGGTCAAAATGGTAATGCTAAATACGGCCCACCTATCGCACTTTTGAAATATGGTGCTGTGTATGACTATATCCCATGTATTGTGAAAAGGTACAGGGTTGAATATCGTTCTGATTCAGGTAATGATAACGGCTCTCTCTATCCTAGAGTTATAAGAGTTAAACTAGACCTAGAAGAATTCAGACAAAATAACGGTTTCCTACATGGAGACAACAATGACCAGCCTTGGGGATGGGACACAGTTAATATAAATGGCTTACCTCCAAGAAGCAATCTTAAAGAGTAATGGTTACTTACAAGAACGAGTCTAGATTTGAAATCTATGAACCTTTGACAGTGGTTCATAGAGGGAAGACCATAAAGAGCGTAACATCAACAAGAAGATTCAACGAGTTTTACGCTTCGCTTGGCTCTAAAGATTATAAGATAGCTATACTGTCTTCCGTCATGGAAGGAAGACCTGATATTATATCCCAGGCTGCTTACGGAACTCCTGCATACTGGTGGATTATTGTACTTGCAAATAATATAAAAGATTACGACGAAGATTTAGTAGCTGGTAAGGAAATAAAAATACCAATTATCTAATGGTAGCATACACAGATAAGATTGCCAGGGTTTACCTGAGTGGCGATTCAGAAGAGATTCTGAATCTTTATAAGTATACAGACCCATTTAGTTTAAGCAGTACTCTGGAAAGTATGGAGTATGATTTTAATAGTGGAGGTACAGGAACTTACAGTATTAATATATCAGTTATAAACCCATCATTCCATTTTGAAAATACATTCCTTCAGTTGTATAGAATGTACTTCATAGATGGTAAGGAGTCATCCAACTTAGAGGTAATTGACGACCCAACATTAACATTCTATTTAAGATGGGGGTACGGAGATGTTGAAGAAGATGGGTTGTCAAGAGTGATATCTTGTAAATTAACTGATATACAATATTCAATGAATTCAGATAATGAGAAAGTTACTACAATTACATTAGTTGATAATTTATCATATGCTTTAACTAGAGACCCCTCACACCAATCAGATGCTAATACCCTTATAACTTCTAAAGTAGACTGCCTAGAAGACGGTAAACTTATACCTCCTGGTGGAGCAATAGGGGAACTTATATCTCAGTTCCTAGCAAGTATCAATGGTGTAAAACCTGTGTCGCTACTATACTACTCAAGAGGTATTGGGCATGATATAGATGAACTGTACAGTATGTTAGCTAATAGGATATCTTCAGGAGACTTAACTTCTAATATAGCAGTTGAAGGTCTAGGAGAGGAAGTCAATCCTTTCTCTAACTCTGAACTTAATGTGGATGGTGCAGACCTTGTAGGTTTTGAAGGTATAGATATAGACCTCATTCAAGGAGTGTCCTGGGATGATGTAAGGTTGGGCAACTCTCCATCAGACTTGCAAAAGATAGCTGCATATCAACTTCTAATGTCGTACTTGGGAATTAACTTCTCATTTGGATACGAGGAACTTAACAACGTAACTGACGGTACAGAGAGTAGATTAGAAGAAGGGCAAGACCTTACTAGTCAGATAACCGCAGCAGAGCAGTTAATATGGGATACAGAATTTGACTCCTTAGAGATTGAAGTTCCCTTAGATGCGGATGTTTTCAGTGGGGGCTTTTATGGTGAGAATGAGAGTGTAGGTACTGTTGAAGATATTCTAAACGGCCCGTTGTCTAGTGAAGTATTCCCATCATCCTCATATAAGAATAATAAACTTCTTATAAGGCCAGGAGGATTCCCTTTGACTTATGGTAATGCGGAACTTACTATAACCCGTGATACATCATTCAAATACAATTTAGCTTCAGACGGGTACTATAGTAATCCATCCAGGACGTACTTTGTTCTGTTTGACTACGATACTCAGGCTAAGATAAGGGACGCTGTAACTGAAATAAAGAAAGAGAAAGGGTTAGACGATAATGGAGTTATTCCTGAAAATTCTAAGATAGACGAGGAGTATACACCTGGAACTATAAATGTCGGTGATAGTGTTCCATTCGCATACATTTCAATATCCAAGTCTGTGTACAGTAATACTGCTACAATATTATCTAATTTAGTTGACAGGATAAACAGTTCACTTCTCCCTTACAACGGGGATGAAGGTAATAAATTAACAGTAGTTCAATCCCCTTGGTCTACCTTAAATAATTTCGAAAGGGATAAGTTAAGTTCTCTCCTAGGCGGTACTACAGTTACAAAAGAAGACAGCGTGGTTCTAATAACGTCTAGTCAAAGTATCAGGGATATATTTGAGTTTGATATTGCAAGTACTGAATCAGATGAGCTTAAACTATTTTCCTTTCCACAGATACAAGACTCTAACACCTTAAAACTTTCAATGGGATATAACGACTCTATTGTAACAAAGTTTGATTTCAATGAATCTATCATGGCAGCTTACCCTACGTCTATGGTATCGTATTCACTGTTCAATGATGTAGCTAATCTGTTTGTAGAGGATGGTAATATTAAATCATGGCAGGATATAAAGAGTTCTCTTTTAACTGACTTAGCCCTTTATACACCTTCTGTTGATTTACGAGCGTACTTCGGTGCAGGTGTTGAAACGGGTGGTGAAGTAACTCAACTTAGATACACTACTTCAAATGAGGAATTTATTAATAGGTATGTAGATTATGTTACTAGGTTAGGGAGAAGTGAAGGTGGGGAGTATAGAGGGATATTAGACAATTCTAAATATGCTTCTCTGTTTGCCGAACTAGCAGAAAGTGGAAACTTGAATAAGATATTCGGGGATGATATCTCTAGAGAGTACACTTATGAAACTAAGGATGGACGCTTAGAGATAAGTAAGACTGAAAAGTTCAAGTCGGTCAGTATAGGGAGTCATATAGTAGAGTTTGCGTCTGACTACGGTGTAGAGGATGTTAGCGACTACACAAGAGCAAGATTCCACCAATACCTGTATTCCGACGCGGCGTTCTCTGTTAATGTTGCGACTCTTGGCATACCTGAGATATCTAACCCTATCCTCGACTTAGGAGGAAGAGGCTCTAGAAGAGTGTATCTTAGAGTATCCGAGACAAGACTCCCAGGTTCCTCAGAGCATTGGATTAGTGGGTATTACGAAATAATAGGCTATTCACATAGATATAATAGAAGTACTGGGTATACTACACATTTTAATATACTTAGAAACCCAAATACTAGTAGAGTGGGGGCTTTCAGTGGAAGGAACTAATTACATAGCAAAGGTTGTATCCGTTAAGGATTCTACAGCAGGAGGAATTATAAAGGTTGTTAACGCATCCTTAAACGGAGGACTTCCAATAACATGTTATGCGTCTGCGCCTTTTGGCGGAGGCGGGGCAGGAATGTTTAGTGTTCCTGGAAAGCACTCTAATGTGATAATTACTAAAGTGTCTGTCGATTACAATACTAGTATTTGGGTATGGACTAGCACAGTGTACTTACCTTCTACTAATGCGGTAGGGGTTGATGGAACCCCTGTCTCTCTAGATGATATGCACATAAAACGTGCGGAATCACCAGGAGGAACTTCAAATGCAGATGATAACTCTTCTTACTTCTCACACGGGAATCCTAAGTTCTTAGAAGTATATGAAGATAATAACTTGCCTGAAGGTGAGGTATGGGTATCGAAGGGAGGGCATTGTCTTGAGTTCTACAGTAAACGTACTAGTGAGAGAACTAAAGATGGGTTAGCTGTTAGAACTGCTAAAGGTAAAGGACTCGTATTAGATGACGGTGTGGAAGGTGCGATAGGCTCCCTAGCTCCTGATGAATTAACAAATCCTATTACAGATGATACCGAAGAACTTAAAGGAGCAAAGATACTGCTAGTAGATGAGGATGGTAACAGGGTTGAGATTACTCCTCAAAGTTCTAATCTAATTTCCAAGTTTGTCGTATCTCTTATTTCAGGAGGGGATATATCAATACATTCATCTAGTGATATAAATATTAACTCCGAGGAAGGTGTCGTTGATATAAAAACAATAGATGACTCAATCCCTATCCTAGTAGATGAACAATTATTCGAAGTAAACCCTTCAATCTTAGTTAATGGAAAACCAGTTGTAACTTATGGCTAATATAACATACTCACCTGTAAGCATAGAGTCTTTGAGGTCTTTATCGTCTCCAACACTTACAGCCTTATCAAATCACATGACTGATAAAGCTAATAGTTTAAACACAGCTATTAAGCAGTTGTCTGTGAAGATTAGAACTTCTAAAGATAGAGAGCGTTATACTACTAAAGAAAATAAAACTACTGGCCCTGTTATAGCAGAGCTTAATACTTTTGATATAGCTTCTGAAGCTGGTCTTAGTGAGAGCGAGTTGTTTGAAGAGAACCCACCTGCAAAATCACTAGAAGATATAAGCACTGAGCTTAGGGCCGCTCTCCCAGAATCATCTGAGAGTGTAGACGTTTCTAAAAGAAATAATAGAACACTTGAAAACTTAAAGAGTAAGAAAGGGTCTTACCAGACATTACTCCAACTGGTCAATGCTGATATAGACAATATAATTCTCATAATGAAGGAGAGAATTGAGAACCCTTCATTAGAGCCAGTTATAAACTACACTGCTTTAGAAGCATCTGCTGTGGCATCTGGCTTACCTCAAGATGACCTGGATAGGATTGAGTCCCATAAGGAATTTGTAAACACTAAGTTAATTACTCCTCTCAAGAAGAGCAAGGCGGCGGTTGATGCGTTCAGATTACAACTTAAAGGTAAGACTGACAGTGAGGACGAGATACTATTTGATTTAGTGTATGGGCCTCCTGTAAGCACTAAAGGGAAGTATATCCTTTCCGAGGATGGGCTGTACTATGACTCTAGAAACGGAGGTATACCTGAAGTAGCTCTTGAGAGTATCCTATTTGATTCTTGGAACTTAAATCAAGCACCTAATAAAGGCGGTAAGGGTATAACTTACGATGACTTTAACCTACTAGATTACAGTAATACAATATTCTCTACTGAGTTTGATGAAGTTAATGATATGGTTAGAAAGCTGTATGATACTGACGATATCTTACAGAGTATAGAGGATGATAAGGCATCACATATTGATATTGTCTCAGGTCAAATAACAGACCTTATCACATCAGGTTATGATGTTTCAAGTTCTATGGTTACAAACTACAAGCGTAGTATCGCAGCAATAGCGGCATCATATAATGGAAGCATAGTAAAGAGGAAGAAACAGTTACAGTTGGCTGGTCTATTTGGGAATTTCATTATCACAGATAACAACTTCCCTTTCGGGTCTAACTATATCTTGGATACGATAGTAGGAAGTGAAGCAGAACCTTACATAACTGACGCTAAAGAAGGTTGGACAATTATAGGGGATGACATAGCTACACTCTCAAGTAATGGTACAGTTTCAGTATACAGGATAATCCCTCGCATACCTGTCAATGATTTCTCGTTCTTAAACGGAAAAGGGTTGCAGCCAGCTATAGATGTGCAGAACAGGAACTTGCTACAGTCTGCTGATGTGAACGATATTATAAAACCTTATAAGGTTAAATTTACTAAGTCTACTAGTACAGGAACATTATTCCTTAAAGACTTCACCGTATCCCCTCCCAGCGTTGGAGACTTTGTACATGTTGAAGGAGACAATGATGTATCTGCGTTAGATTCATTTGTGAAATCTCTAAATGATGACGTAGTTACAGATGGTTTAGTAGTGTGCTATAACTTCTTAAAAGGAGTTGTTGAATCTCCTTCATCTACAAGTTACTTATTAGATAATGAAGCAGATAGCTCAATAGCTATGAATGGTAAACTTGTAGCAACTAGTGTCTCATCTGTATTCCCTTCAGGAGTATCTATACCTTACCTTGGAGGAACTTTATTCGATGCCCCACTGTCTGAAGCACCTGAACCTTGGTATGATAATATCTCAAAAGGTAGTTATGTAAGACTCCATAATAATGTAAAGGACGGAGAGGTTTACAGAGGCTCTTCAAAACTAGATGACTTGACTTATAATGAGACAGGGTTCTCTCTTGATACTTGGATGCACGTGCCTTCCTTACTGACAGGTATGGATGAATCACACCAGTTTAGATTAATTCTGGCATGTGAGAATACGGGTGGCGGCGGAGACTTATTAGCTGATGTTAACTCTAGTGATATGGACGGGTTAAAGTATAAGGACATAGATAAAGTTCATGGGATGTGCATAGGTTTCAGGCTTAATGATTCTTATGTGTCTGGGACACCAGACCTAAGCTCACTTGAATTTTCTATATTCCCAACTGTTAGTCAGAATAATCCAGAAGGAACATGGGGGCCATCTGTAGCAATTGCTGAAAGTATAAGTGGATTAGACCCTAACAGCCCAAGCTCTAAACTAGGTTTGCATATCCAGGCTTCGTCAGTGTCTGTTAAATCAGGGAACTCATTAGTTGATTGCTCCTCTGTATTCACTCATCTAGTAGTAGATTTTGATTATAAAAAAGACCTTATTACGATATACTCAGATAAGGAAGTTGTAGGAAGCGGTACACTCTCAACTGCGTTTGATACAAATCCAGGAACACCTTTACAGATTCCTACGGCTATAACCTATTCAGAAGATAACCCATATATTACAAGTCATGGGGCTGGTATTACAGATTCATATATAGAGAGTCTCCATGAAGGAACTACTTTACCTCCATTAGGTATACCTATTATGACTCCTTGGATTATAGGAGGGGGATTTACTGATTCCATTAAAAGGTCTCCTTCTTTAGAGAGTAGCATAGGTTCCCCAACAACACCATTAGGATTCATGGGGTCTAACACTAACAGTACCTACTACACAGGTGCATTAGACTCAAGCGGTTCTGTGGTAGGGCAGCACTCTCCTTCACTTGGGGGCATGAAGTACTCTGGGGTTAATAGGCTTATTCCTAGAAGTGGTCTAGATGGATTTATCGGTAGTTTCAAACTTTACTCTAAACCACTAGATATAAAAGAGGTTGAGTTTAACTACGATGCTCAGGAAGCCTTCTTTAAGAACATAGCTACATAATGGCTTACGGATATAGAATAGAGTACGTTACTACGTCTAGAAGGGATGTAGTGAAGGGAATGAAGTTCCCTATGTCGGATAACGATGGTGGGTATATGTCTATATCGTATGATGACCAAGCTATTCTTGATGGGTTCATACAAGGTATAAGAACTCAGAAAGGGGAGAGGGTTATGTACCCTGACTACGGGACAACTTTACGAGCTAGAGTATTTGAACCTTTAACAGAGAACTCTATACAGACATTTAGGCAAGAGATATTCGAACTTATAGCGAGGTACTTCCCTAAACTTAAATTGGAGTCTTTGCGTATAGGGTCTAATGCTGATACTGACCCTTCAAATAACAATATGATAACAGTACAAGCAAGAGTTGTATTTGTTGACCAGCCCTCTCAAGGGGAAGATATAGAAGTGATAATAACAGAGTAATGGGTGATTTTCCTTTCAACTCTACATACAATGCGTCTGCATTCGATGGTGTAGTAAGTTCTGATTTTCTAGACTTAGGTTTAATATCTGAGTCTGATAAGGCCGACCTTATAGATTACTCTATAGGAGATTTTGATGATTACAAAGCCTCTCTAATAACCTACCTTAAAGCAGTCTCATTAGATAAGTACAACAACTTCGTCGAGTCTGACTTAGGCATGTTCTTTATAGAAATGTTTGCGTATGTTGGAGCTACCTTATCTTTAAAAGCAGACTTTATAGCTAACGAGCTATTTCTACCTACCGTAAAAACTCCTGAGAGACTTACAGGTATTCTTGAGTTGCTAGGGGTTAAGATGAAAGGCCCAGTTTCTAGCAAGGCTACAGCTAAACTCACACCCGAAGGATTTACTATAACCACGGGAGATACTGTAACTATACCAAGCACAGGGAGAGTTGTAACAGTGGCTTCACAGAGAGACGGTAAACCTCTATCTTATACACTGTATAAGACTGACTTAGCAACTGGTCTAATAGACCAGTCTAAATCTGGTAATATAGAAGATTTAACATTAGATGATACTTACTATGATTCTTCGACAGATACATTTGTTGGTCTTGTCATACTGGAAGGGGTGTACAGAAATCAAACAGGCACATTCACAAGCAGAGATACAGTAAAAAGTATAAGAATTAATGAGCCTTCTATAGTGGAAGGTAGCATATTTGTATCTGCCAGTGATGGGTATATTTACTCTGAAATTACTAACTTAGCTTTAGCTAAGGGTGGCGATGTAAGAGTATTTGAGAAAACGTATAACGAGGATTTCTCAGTTGTATTAAACTTTGGTGATGGAGTAAGAGGTGCTAACCCTCAGCCAAACGTAACATACAAAGTGTTCTATAGGACAGGTGGTGGTGTGCGCGGGGAGTATCGTTTCTGACTTCTTGGATTTCTCTATACCTGTGGTGAAGAATGGTACTGATAACTATACAGTTACCTTAACAAACTCTACTCAGTCAACTGGTGGCTCAAATGCGGAAACCGTAGAACATGCGAAGAAGTATGCTCCTTATTTCTTCAGGTCTCAAAATAGAGCAGTTACTGGTGAGGATTATAATGCACTCGCTAACTCTTTTGTAGGTACTGCGGGACTTACAGCTAAAGCTGTCCCTGTTTTAAGAGATAATGCTGCCTCTAATAACATGATTGATATCTATGTATTAGCTAAGGCGACTGACCTACAAGTTGAGAGAGCTACATTAGCATTCAAAGCAGAGCTTCTTGAGTACCTCAATACTTACAAGATGTTCAGCGACCACCTTACCATTGTTGACGGTCTTGTTAGAACAGTAGATTTAGTATGCACTATCTTCGTCAACCGCTCTCAGGAACCAAACGTAGAGAATATAAAATCAAAAGTAGCAGATAAACTTATAGAGTTTTTTAATGTAACTAATATGGACTTTGGTGAAAGTCTAAGTATATCAGAGTTATCTAATAGTGTATTATCTCTTTCTGATATTAGATACTTCAAAGTTGACAATATAAATAATGATGTGTTTGTAAACTTTAATGAGCTAATACAGCTAAACAACTTTGAAATTAATGTAGAGTTAGTATAATATGTCTTTAACTGGTAACTACAAATACAAGTACATTGATAAGATAAAAGGTATTGTACCTGCATTCTATATTGATGAGGATTTAAGGAATGGTACAGAAGAAGATATTCTGTATAAAGTTCTAGGTAAAATTCTATTAAGTGGGAAGGAAAACTCCTTTGTATTTGATGTAAGTGGTCATTCAGAATCTGAAGTACAGAAGTTCTTCATTCCTTACAATAAGAACACTGATGTAACTCCTCAAATATTCACTGACCATGTTCTATCGAGATACGGTAAAACATTCAGTGATTTCTCTTCTGAGGAAGAGTTCTCTACGTTTCTATCAGGTACTATCTTACCTGATATTGTAACCAATAATATTGCGGCTAGTTTCTCAACTAGTGCTATAAATCAGTTTTACTCAACCTTATCTTCTGTCAATGATGTACATGAGGATTTAGTAGATTCTCTAGGACTTATGTACCTGTTAAATACTAGCAGTGTAGCAGGAGCAACTACCGAGGTATCTTCGGTACTTTCTGAATATAGCACAAGCTCCGTATTTCACGGTAAGACCTTTACTGAGGATGATGGTATTAAATGCCTGTTTGAATACATTTGGTATAACAGAGAAGTATCCCCAGTTCTTAACAGATACTTGCCTTATGAATTCCAAGCTACAGATGCGTCTTTAAGTTCTGGTGAGTTTACATCTGGTACACAGTACTTAACTAATCTGTCTAACCTTATAGGGGTATGGACTTCTCCAACAGATAGAGACTCTACCTTTATAGGAGACTCTTTCGATGTATTAAATACTTCTGGTTTGTTAGAGTCAAAGTTTGAGAGTGCTGGGCCTATGGTCAAGTTCTTAAAGGCAATCTCTTATGGGTTCTATGACCTTGACAATCTGATAGAAGAGATAGCAGACCTTTTAAGTATACGGGATTGCCCTCCTGAGTTCCTAGATTACTTAGCGGGTCTAGTAGGGTGGAAACTAGTAGGCGGCGATATAGACTCTTGGAGGTCTCAATTACGCCAAGCTGTCTATGTCTACAAGGCAAAAGGTACTAAGCAAGCATTAGTAGATGCGATATCTTATGTCTTCCCAAAAGATATAACTACATTCGACGCTTCGTCAGATATAAAGGATTCGTTTGAATCTTATCTCCCAAACTTAATATACTACGCTCTTAAGACTGAATCTCCTGTTTGCCAGGACAAGGATTTACTGATATCATTCCTGCGGGACAGTCAGCAAACTTCAACAAGTGTAGTTTACAATATATCAAAAGACCATGACACAAATATAAGATTTGCTGTTGATGCTATTCTTCAAGAGCTAGACGAAGAGTTTAAGATGATTAGAATCAATGGTGTCCATTATACAGACACTGAGTTTTACACGTCTCAAACTCCTAGAGATGGAGGATGGGTAATAGGAGGCTCTAGTGTTAATGGAGTAGGTTATGAAGGAAGAGGCGGGTACATGCTTGCGGTTCCTACTTGGGAGAACAGCAGATTCTATGCGACTTCTGTTATAACTAAGGCATTGCTATCGAGACTTACCGAGATACTTACTGAATGCAATGAAGGTTCTCGGTACGGTATATCAGAAGACTTCCTTAACGATATGATTCAATACATTAAAGACAGTATTGGAATCGACACAGAGGGAGAGAATTTTTACTTTGGTAATAATATAAACTTCAGATTTCATACGTCTTCTCTTGAGTACGCTCCTAACTTTGACACAGTAATTGCTAACAGTGTAGAAGGTCAAGTTGAAGTATTAGATTATTGGAGTACTAAATCTTCTAACATATTTGTCGATATTGAAGTTGGGTCGTTGGATACTGGTAATGGATTAGATTCTTTAACTCCCTCGGTAATCTCTAATATATCCCAAACAATCAGAGAGTTCACACCTTTCCACTCCACTACCAGAATGTATATTGGTATCACAGTGGCCGATGATAACCCTGACGCGGTTGATTCAATACTTATAACTATAGGTTCACTTATAGGTGATAAGAATACTCATATACTTGACTCCACACAAACCTCTGCGTGGCTTGGTACAAGTGGTGCAGGTGATTACTATAGTTCATTAGATTTAAATCAACTTCGTGAAGGGAGAATACTTCCGCTCCCATCTGATTCATTCTGGAATGTGTACGGTACTGGTGTTGATAGGGATGCAAGTAGAAGGAGAGACTTTAAGTATGAGATAGACGGGGAAGGATTTTCTAGAAATGGAAAGAATAACCCTATACCTTATTACTTCTATGGAAGTTCTCTATCTGCGCTAGAGACAACAAAAGAGTATATCCCTAAAGGATTTAATTTCTCAGGGCAACACTACATATCCCCCGAATCGGTTACATTTAGTGCGGTGTATGATTCATCTAACTCTCCTGTTATTGAAAATGGAGTGATTCTATACTCGGCTCCTTCTGTTTCATTCTTAGGCTCACCTGTAAGTTCAACATTCAACTATAGAGCAGTAGATGATGATATATTTACAAGTCCTGGTAGAGAGCTTCCTGCGGCCAAGGAGTACAGGGTGTTTGTCGATAGGTTCCTTAGATTAGGTTTAAATGATACTAGGAATCTTGTGTTTGATTCTAAGAAGATACAAGAGATTGAATTAGGTGAAGGACTTCATAATTTATGGATAGATGACAAGGATAAGTTCAATGGTAATAGAGACGGTTCTGGATTCTATTCTTTAGACCATGCCTTCGGGCCACTTCTGTATAACAGTACTATGTTAGCGAGTGGTGTAGTTGGCAACTCTGAAACATCAGGGTTTAATGCGTACAAGTATAACAATGAAGTAACTTTAAGCGGAGTTCAATTCACTTATGTGATAGGTTCTGATGGAATAAAAGATGAGTCTTATAGAACACATGACGACCAACTATCACTAGTAAATGATAAAGGTCTTGTATGGTCTGATGGGTGGAACAGTTATAGGCACGAATTGGATGCAGACAACAACCTCATAACTAACCGCTCCCAGCTATCTTCTATAGAGTTTGCATTCCCTGAGAACTCTGATATGATTTCTGTAGTTAACTATTCTACTGTTGTAGATGAAGGTTGCTCTATGAGAAGGAATATATTGTTCAGCGGTGTAACTTTCTTCTCAGGGAGAGATAGTTATCAAGACAAAGACAGACCTAGATTTAGATATCCTCTTCTTAGAAATAAGAACTTAGTAGTTGATTCTTCATTTAAGGAAACCGAGAATTGGGTTATAGATACAGGTAGTGTAGTTACGTACAGTGCTTTATCTGCTGTAGCAGCAGACAACACTGAGACACCTTTTTCACTAAACGCATTTTACTTTAGTGGCTTGTCAGAGCTATCTTCTGTATCAGGGAATTACATTAAATCCAAGAACGGACTTAGTATGATTCCAGGGGAAAGATATGAGTTTAGCTATGAGGTATCCTCTGAGAATGCGGACAACAGCGTAAGTTGGGTTATGGTGAACCTAACTCAAGGGAGTACTTATGATGCTGCTGCTAGTAGTTGGAGTTCTGTTACAGTAGTTAATAGCCCTGTGGCCTCTGCTGACTCTGATTGGAAAACTGTATCATCTGTTGTAGTTCCTGATATAAACTACAATGTAGACGATGCGTATATTGTAATACTTGGTCTAGACACCGTATCCTTAGCAGGTTCCCCAGGAGCCTCTTTAGTACATACTCCAAAATTAATAGAAGAGAAAGCTAATACATTATTTAAGAATAAGGATTACTTATTATCTATGGATGTTGATAGTTCTTCATTTGGAAACTCTAATAAAGTTCAGGTTAGAATACTTACAGGTAAGAAGCATAACCAAGGATTAACTTCTCAATACGATTTCTTTGAATTTGACTTCACTAGAAAGAGATGGATGTTAAGTGAAGATGTACCTTCTACTAATGGTATATTTGATTTAAATGACGGATACAATAAGATATCCTTGTCTTATCACACAGATAATCTTCTTGGGCCATTAGACCTAAGTACTAGAAAGTTAATGACAGGTGATAGGTACTCATACGTACATGATGAGAATACACATTACTACATAGAGATAATTCCTGTGCTTCCTGAGCATACGGAACCTAATGATTTGCTTAAACCTTCAGTTAGAATCTCAAATGTTTCATCTACAGACATAGGTTATACCGATGTTAAAGATGAGTATACGAGAGAGGAGGTTAGACTCATTATGGGATTCCTGGATACCTTAACAACGTCAATTCACTCACGAGATGAAAGCGTTACGGTTCCTTTAGGTCTAGGTACAAATGGAGGTTCCAGGTTAGTATATATGGAAGAGTTTGGAGGTACTAATGTAGAGCCTGATACCGCAGGTACTACATACTACAACATTTAATATGAAGGGTAAAGTTACAATTTATGAAGGGCTAGATGGCAATCTAACACCTATATTCGAAGAGAGTAATATGGTGGTTGAAGGGGCTAAGGAGTCCATTGTCGATATCCTTACATTTACTCCTCCCCCTAGCGGCGTTAGCAGTGTTGAGCTTATGGCCGTATCTTCATTTACGGTAGGTGCTTTAACTCTTGGAAGCCCTTCCTTGAATTTTCAAAAGCATGATTCTAGATACCCTCTTAAATTAGACCACGCATCAGGTGTTAACTACCTTAATGTATCAGGTGAAATCTTACCATTACTTAAAAATATTCCTAATAGATTGGCGGATGAGTACGGGGGAGTTGGGAAAGAGTCAACTTCTCAACCTAGATATAACTTAATTCGTAACTCTATTAAAGGCTCAGATTTTAACTATGTCCCATGCGGAAATCCTTCTATTGAAGTATCAGGAGACAGTATCATTGTAACCTCATACAGAGGACAAGATTTCGCAACTTTAGAAAATGTAGTTAACTTAATTTACGGAAAAAACTATACATTTCACCTTACAGGAAGTTCCGATGTAGAGTTTAAAGTTGCCGTTACCTTTTCCGAGAATGCGGGAGGGGGCAAGAAATACTACAACAGTGAGACAGGGAAATATCAAACATCTGTATATTACACTACTGGTACTTTTACAGAAGAAGGTAAGTTTACATATGACTTAGACTTAGACTACTCAGAATACGAGAGAACAGGTACGCATAAATTCATCATCTTAGCTCCTACTGATGATTTATACACAGCAGGAACATTTAAATTAGACTACTTAACCTACCTAGCTAAAGATTCCCTAATACTTAATAACCCTGATTTCAGCCATGTAGATAATTACTTATTTAACTCTGATTTTGGACTGTACGCGTACAAAAATGATATTCCTAGTGAGGTAGCCAAGAGCCAAGGTATCGTCCAATTTGAGTACTGGAATATAATTGACAATTACTCACTTAATACTGATACTAGCTCTGTCGGTTATGTCTACAGAGATGACGTTCTGGAAGGATTAACTATCCAAGCAAGCTCTTTAGATGGAAGCGGTTCCGCCAGTGTAGAGCAAACATTCTTCAATCATAAGGCAGTCTTATTCCCAGACACAGGTAATGATGCAAACATAGGGTTTATATCTATGTCTTTTGATATGTTCTCCGATACGTCTGGTGCATCAGGAGCTATTATTGAGCTAGAGGATATTACTACTGGAGACTACTACTCATTTGATAGTAAAGAATGGAGTTATAATAATCCTCTTGTAGTAGGGGATACTTCTATAAGGCAGTGGAAAACTACTTCGCTAACTATAAACATAGATGGCCGTGAAGGACACACCTTTAATATCCATATCAGAGGCAGGGGCAAGACTGGTGGAGGTATGGCAACCTACACATTCAGAAACTTTAAGATTGGTTCTCTTAATGGGTGGGATATAGGCTCAAGTGAATCTATAAGGTTAGGGGATAAAGAAGATGGAGGAGGAATATATGTCTCATCTAATCAAACTTCTGTTGAAGGAACTTACTACTCATCTGTAGATTTCATAGGTCAAAGATTTACAGGAATACCGCCTACTAAAGCTATGAGCTTAGTGATTGACGTAGAGCCTTTAGAATCTTCATCTACTATAGGAGTAGCAATAACCCATAGAGATTTCTACAATTTATCAGACTACGAGCCATCTGACATAGCTAAAACTATTGGCACATTAGATTTAACTAAAGGCCATGCGATAGCTAAGGAACTCAGGAAGGGATATGCGGAATACTTAAACCCTTACTCTTCTCCTTCAGCAGTAGCATCACCTTATGTCATATCCACCAATTCAAAAGATTATACTAATAGTNCTGTGGCAGTTAAGTTTGATGCGTCGTTCCAAAGCAATAGCGTCAGACTGTTCGCTGCCGTATCTCCAGGTACTCACACTATAAGAACGTCAACAACTTCTGTATCACAGACAGAGAAGTACTATACAGGGCTAAGAGTTAGACATAATGATACATCTAGGATTGACTACTTTTATAACTTCTCATTGAATAAGTGGATTCCTTTAAGTTCATCTGATACTCCATACCTTACCAATCCTGATTTCAGAGTTGATTTTGAGAATTTAGATATTGACGTATTCTTTACTACGATACCTTCTACCTATAAGACAGAAGATAAGTATGTTCTAGTATTTGATTTTGTATCTGAAGTAAACTCTACATATTCATTAAGTTTCACTGATGAGCTATATGTGCATGATATCTCTATTACTGGCTCTCATCAGAACCTTAATGATTCCGTATGGTTCAACAATTCAGAACTTCCTAGAACTTCATATTACCTTGGCGGTGGTTCTTGGAGCAGTGTAGATGACATCCCTAATCCTCTACTAACGTCTTCCACTGTACCAGTAGGAACAGTTCTTAAGTATGATATACAAGACGGAGAGCAGATAACTATTCCCATCTACGGGTTTACAGATGTAAGTGCGACTATAAAAAGTACTTACGATGTACACTTATTCCCTTTATCAGGGGAAGGTATCTTTATAAAGAAAGCAGCTTTATGTGATTACTCACTACAAGGTTTGGAAACTGATGAAGAGCTTTCAGATATAAACATCAGGTCATCAGAGAATTCATTAACTCGCATACCTGTATTTAAGAGTGGTTGGCATTTTCACACAAGTAATACTAACTCTAATGACGGGTCATTACCTAACATACAGTTTAACTCTGTAAGTGGTACTCCTGTTATTGAATATGTAAAAGAGACTACTAATCCACAAATAGGTCTAATATGCAACTCATTCAAACTGTCAACTCTTGGGCTGACTTCTAATAAGATAAAAGTAAGTTTTGATTACTTCCAAGATTCTCTTTCTAATTCTATTATGAAGTATGCTGTATTACGCGATGACTTTATATGGGATTGGACAGATAGTACGTGGAAGAGATATGAGGATGGTATCCTGGAAAGCACTACGTTAGATGGGCTTACTCCTATTACGGATTTCCCATATGACGCTACTAACACAGACATATTTAACAACGTAATATCCACTGAAATAGAGTTACCTAGCAATAACTTAAATGATGAGAGTTATATGACTGTGGTTATCTATGTAGACCAAGCAGGTACTGGTTCATACGCCGCTATAACTAATCTTAGATGTTACAGTGTAGTAACTCCTGTTGAAGCATCTTCCCTTTTCCCTGAATTTCCGAATCCAGAGGATACGACTGTTCAATCTCCCTCTCAAGGGCCAGGAAGATTGGGTCATTTCCTAAACAGGATGGAATTTCAGGGAAGAGGTATTTCTGACAACTTAAATTATGAAGAGTCTGTGTATGATGGATGTTTTGCAGAAGGAAGTGGAACAACTTATTTATCATCTACTTCTTACGTGAGTGCGTATGGAGGTCTTAATAAGTTTGGTGTTATTACTCCTAATGGATTTATACTAGAGCAGAAGATAAACGATAGGGCTTCTCAGTCTATATCTGATTCAAGTGCTGGTATGGTAGTGTCTGCTGTATCTCCTGTTTCAAGTACAAGACAGATATCCTATGCTTTAAGTTTAACGAAAGATGAATGGGAAATACTCAATACTTATTATGGTGGAGTTGGAGCTATAGGTCTGTGGGCATATAACTTTGTTGAGACTGCTAAGAAGTTTGGCTCAGAGGAAGGATTAGGAGGGCCACCATTTATAACATCAGGAACCCCTTCTAACTTATCTCCTGCGGCAGGTGCTGGAACCCCTGCTTCTAGGAATGACGCATCGGCAAATCCTCAATACCTAAATGGATATGTCTTAAAGGCAACCTCCACCACTAAGTCAGATTTGTCTCTCGTACACACTGGATTCGATTCTCCCCCAGGGCGAGTTAATCAGAATGGGTGGTGTGTATCCGGCGACAACTATAAACTTGTACTAGAGTATAAGTGCAAAGGTGATAATGTAAAACTTAAGAGTGATGTATTCCAGCCTGTGTCTTTAACATCTGATGGGTTATGGCACAGGGAGGTTGTAACCTTTACTCCGACTGTTAATGGACATAATAAGATAGGTGTCGCTTTAAGAGATAAGAGAAATGCAGCAGACACAGAATTCCCTGAGATTCTAATAGGTAGTGCGCTGCTCGTTAATACTACCTCTAGCATTACTGTAGACTCTTATGATTTTAGTAATCCATCAGATTTGGATAAGTTTTCTATACAGTGGCCTAGACCAAATAAGACTGCCCCGCTTGAAATATCGTGGGATGGAGATTTCTACACTTCAAGCCTATATAATTCTAGTGTACTAGTTGAGAAGGAGCCTGTGTATAGATTATTCTCTAAAAAGGTGTTCTTTCCTGGTGGATTACAACTAAATCCATCATCTACGTATTTAACTATAATTTGGACAATTGATTTCTAATGATAATAAAAGATATTTACACAGAAGCTAAAGGTCATATTGAGATACATAAAGTATTCAAAGATGGCTCAAGACAACTTTTCTACAGTGATGAGAATGTTGTCTGTAGTGGTATGGGAGTTACTCTAGCAGAAGTATTTTCTGCTGATATCGAAGATTCGATAGAAGACTACTTAGTATCATTGTTTCAAATTGGTAACTCTGGTACAGGCGCACTCCAAGTAAGTTCTAATGGTAAATTAGGTAACTCATTAACTATTGGAGAATACGGTACTGGTAATCTTGAGTTAGTAACCCAGAACATATCTGCGAGTGGAGTTGTAACTACAGGTGAAGCATTTGGTGTTATACCTTATGCTTTCGTGGATAAAGTCGCAGATGATAAGGTAAGGTGGAGGATTATAATAGATGAGAACGCTGGTAACGGACTTGTTCTTAATGAGATAGGTTTATTCAGTAAGAACCCTTCTCAAACATCACCTACAGCTACAAGTTTCTTGTGCGCGTACAGAAACTTCAATGATATTTCAAAGACAAATGAATTTGCTCTTGACATAAGATGGACAATAACTTTCTAAGATGGGAAACTTAAATAACTTCGACTTAGTATCTGGTACAGATGTATTAGAACTTGAATACAAGGATGCTTACTTGTATGATGCGAGTTCATTCTATAACTATGAGCAGGACAACATTCCCTTAGAAAGACTCCTTAGTAGAACAGACCTTATCCACCAATTCCAAGGTTTCCCTGGGGTTGCGGGGAAAGAAGTTACTATGACATTATCATCTGTCGCAGACCATGAGATAGGTGTGTATGATAACTTAGATGATATTGTTAATAGGATTCCTCAGAGATTAACTTTCCCTCTGTATATTGAACTGTGTGATTATGGTAACTTAGGTACTTTAAACCTTAACGGTATTACAACTGTTGGTGGTGGGAAGCTCCATATCAATAACGTGCTGCATGAGTTTGACGGGTCTTGCGGCATTACCACCGTATCCTCTGCCCCAACGTCCCCCGCTGGCTCTGCTGACTCTCCAACAGTGTTCCAGACTACTACCGCTAGAAACAACTTGGAGGCCGCATCGAGCGTTAGAACAGGTTCTACATTGTTCGATAATTCCCAGTTCTTAGCTGGGGAAGGAAGAATATTAGGCTCTAAGTTCGTTGACACTGAGGATGAAGTTGACAGGATGCACTTCTATACTACTGTTGACTTTGTTGGAGCGGTTGGCTCAAGTGATAGTATAAGTGGCCTACCTTACGTATCATCTACTGATAATACAATTTCAGGATTTGATTTTGAGGCTAAAGAGAAAGGCGGTAATGGTACAAGCTTAGAAACTACTAGGGAGACTATTGCCACTTCAGATAGATTCGCGGCTAATATTTATGGAAGTTATTTCACATCCATTGTTATAAGGGGATGCCACGGGGATATTAAACTTGAAGGATTATGTGTTGACGGTGCTTCAGGAGACGATTCAACTGGCTTTAAACTTACGCATAACACAGACAAGGGATTTGAGAGTATATCTTCTGCTATCCTATTAGAGAATACTGCTGCTATAAGATGTCGTAAGTACGGAT